ATCTAAACGATCTTGAATCATCTTAAGATCTCTTTGAGTATTCTTAACAGTCTGGTTAGCCATATCAAAGTTAGTCTTAACAACTTTTAAATCAAAATTCTTTTCTGCTAAGTTTCTTTTTTCCGTATTCCAACGGTCTTTCATAAGATTTGTTTCTTGTCTTTGAGTTATAGTTTTATTAAACTGAGCTTTTTTAGTTTCATCTTTCATAATCTCAAGATCAGTTCTAAGTCTGTCTTTAGTTGAAATAGCATCATCAACAATCATTTGAGCAGCTTGAGCACGTTGAGTACCATTCATAGATTTATATTGATCTAAGTCAGGAATGCCCATGCTATGAGCTTTCATTAATGTTTGATTAAAAGCAAACTCAGGATCTACACCAGCTTCAAGAGCATTTAAATATGATTTAGCTAAACCTGCTTTAGTTTCTAAAGCTTTACTTACAACTTTATTATATTCATTTGTAGCTTCATAATAATTCTTTTGAGTTTCAACAGCTTTACTTTCAAAGTTTTGAGCTTCTTTCCAAAGACCTTTAGATCTCATTTCATTAGCTGTTTTTTTAATACGAGCTAATTCTTCTTGATGTGACTCTACTTTATTTTTAGCAGATGTAACTTCTGCAACAGTCTTGTCATAAAAACTAGACTCTTTAGGTTGTTGAGACTTTTTATAATCATTTAAAATACTATTATATTCATCTTCTGTCTGAGCATTTGCTAATTTATCTTTAACTTCTTTAGGAGTATTAGCATCATAATCTTGAGTAAGAACATTAGGCATAGCAGGACCACTAGGTTCAGCACTTGGTTGAGCCCCTGCTGGATAGCCATTCATTACATTATAATTAGGAGCTTGTTGAGTTACAGGCTCTGTAGTATTAAAAGGAGAAGTACCTACTGGAGATGTATTCTGAATAGGTTGTCTTTCTTGATAAGGGTATGTAGTTACATTACCATCTTGAATACCAGCAGGACCTCTTGGTTGCATTTCTTGATTAGTAGTACCCTCAGTCATAGCAATAGCACCTTTAGGCATCATTACTTGTTGACCACCAAAACCTGATTGTTGTGTATAATCAGGAGGCACAGATTGAGGAGCTACAAAACCATCAGGTACTATATCTTTAGTATTAATACCTCTGTTTTTATTATAAATTTCAGTAGCTTGACTTTCCCTATTTTTATCATCTAGGTATTTTCTTAACTGAAGACCTGCTTCAAATCCAGAACTAAATGTTGCCATAATATAATCCTTTAATTAGATAGGTAATTTAGAATAGTCTACAGTGTAACCAAGACTAGTAGAAGTTACCGCATGCTTGTATTCAGGCATCTTAAGAATATCTTGTGCAAGGACACCAATAGATTTAACATGTGACCAAATATAATTAAAGCTATAGATTTTAATACCCTTAATAGTTTGAATATGTTTAATATTAGTTTTAAGATTTTTATCAGAGAATATAGCACCAATAGCAGTACCTGCTACATTATATAATGGATTAGCACCTTGTGAACTACTTGTCATTGTTGAATTTTGACCTAAGCTAATACCAGCACCTGATGGAGCTGTTAAGCTACCAATCTTATTATTAATATAGTTTTGTGCGTAACCTTGCCCATAGTTTTGTAAAGCAATATTTTGATATCCTGTAGGACCTACACCAGTAGATGCAAAGTTTCTATTTAAAGCTTCTAATCCCATATCAAATCCAAATTTATAACCAGGTTCATTTTTAACATTAGCTAAAGTTGCAGAGTCTCCTGATACATATTTGTAAAGAAGATCCTCATACTTTGCTCGTTTGTCTACACCAAAAAAGTCTACAGCTTGTGAAGTAGATGTTTGAGAGCTACCACCACCACCTTTACCACCACCACCATAGAATGTAAAAGACTCTACTAAAAGAGTTACCCAGTTAAATAAGTTAATCATTGTTGCGTCTCCAAATTATATTCATATACACGATACGTTTCTTTCCAGCCTATCTGTTTTAACGGTTTAGTCCAACCACGACGACCAGTAAATTCAATTTTAGAACAACCTTCTGCTTTACCAAACATAGCCATTGCATCTACAATAGGTTGTTTCCAAGACTCTAAATCTTTACCACCAATAAAATGTCCTACTAATGTTTTAGTTCCAGTACCATACAGTATAATTTCTGTATCAGCAGTAGCTACAATGTCATTATCATCTGTAAATGCAATCCACAATTGATGTTCTTTATTTAATACATTGTTTTGAACTTCTTCAATAGTAGCCCTACTACCAGATAAAGCAGTTGCTCTTTCTAGATAGTGTTTTACTTTAGGAAATATAATGTGTCTATGTTCTTTTGGTACTATAATTACATTCATTATTCTGAGCTTGGATCTAATCTACCATTAATATTAAATTGTACTTTTTCTAAACGAAAAGGATTACTACCTTGATATAGATATTCATAAGCTCTTCGTCTAAACCTACCAAGTTGATATAAACCTGGTTTCTGTGTGTTTAATTGCACTTGTCTATATTGAGACCAGTTAGTATAATCATCTTCTGTATGACGTACGTTAAGTACATCATTAATGGTATCTCCAAAAAGAGTTAAACCTGATACTGTTTTAAATGCATACGTATCAAAATCTAAACGATCTGTTACTACACGCATCCTAATAGGTCCAAAAGGATCTACATAGTTATTAGGACTTAATGTAAATGCTAAACCATTAACAGCATCTAATACAAAAAAGATACCACTGTTAAATGGAAATTGTGTTACAAAAGAACATTCAAAATAGTTTTCACCACCTGCAATATAATCTTTACTTGTAGTCCAATAATGCCATTGATCTTCTGCTAAGTCATATACAAGGGTTACATCTTGATCAGTTAGTACTAAACCATAAAATGTATGACCAGCTATTTTGTATAACCAAGAATATGTACCAGTTAAATTACTAGCATTTAAGAAGTTTTCTACAGCTTTAGTAGATACTTTTCTAGGTTGAAGTCCTTCTAGAATCATAATGTTTCTACCACCTTCAACTACAGTTCCCATCCAAATTAAAGATTGTTCTGGGTTTTGTATTGAATTACCATCAGCACATCCAATTTCCATATGAGCTGATTGGTTAATAGATAAAACAGATCCTTGAGCATTACCTGCATCATAGAAAAAGTCAGCTGTCCACTCTTTAAATGCTATAACATAATTAAGATGTCGAGCAAGTGCCTTACCTTTATCTGCTTCTGATTTAGCTGATGTAAAATTTAAAGGATCCCATTCACCTGGATTTTCATTATCAGATTGAAAGATCTGTCCTTGAGAATCCATTGCAAATACATAACCATCAAGGTATACTAGACCTGGAACAGGGTTTGTTGGAAATGCATTTAGATAAGCCTGAGCTGAAGCACCAACACCTCCACCTGCAAATACAACTGTTAAGGTACCTGCATAGTTAGTGCCTTGGGTAGTTAAAGTAATATTAGTAATAATACCGCCTGAAGCAGTATAAGTCCCTCCAGCACCACTACCACTAACTGATCCTGTAATACTAAATGTACCTGTTGAAGGGTAGCCTGTACCTCCACTTACAAAAGTAACACCAGCTACCATTTTACGAATTTCATAAATAGTACCTGTAGCAGTTAAATACCAACCATTTACTTGATCATGGAACACCATAAAAGGACGAGGACTAGTAGTAGCTAGGGTATTTACCCAACTTACATTTTCTCCACTCATACCTGTAAGTAATTGTGTAGATACACCACTAGTAATACTAAATAGTTTACCACCCGCAGCAGCATATAGGTTATTATTATAAGACCATAAACCCTCCCCTGATGTAGGAAGAGCTGGTGTAATTGTATAGGCAGCCTTACCTGGACGTTTAACAGCTAATGTCCTACCATCAGCCATAGTCTCTTTATAACAGTTAACCATCTTAGCATCTTTGCTAATATCATTAGTACGTTGTTTTATAGGAGATGTTAATGGAATATTAACAATAGGCATTATCTAAAACTCCTGTTATATCCACCCCTTACATCTGGTTGGAAGAATGTTGAGGTCCACTCAATATCCCAATCCATTAATTCATTTTTAAGCATACTTGCTTTTTGTTCATAGTATTGTTTATCATTAAGAGTCTTTTCATAATCTGAAGCAAGATCTGCAACTAGATTCCATTTAAGAGCTAAGAACCACTCTGAAGGAAAGTCAAAGTTTTGGTTGGCTGATGTGATATCTTCAATAGGTGTTTGTACAAATAAATGTACTTCATAGTTTTCAGCTGTAAAAGTATTAGGAGTTAAAAATACACTTAGTTCTCCGTAATCTCTCCAAGCTTTAAAGTATACAGTATTTACGTTACCTTGTGATTGTTTTGAACTTAACATGTTATACTCTTGTTGTGAGATAACAGTCATAGGCATGTCTGTGTATACACTTAAGAGTGAATCTATTGTTACAGTACAAGGTGTTGTAAAAGTACCACCAGTCATTGTTAGTACATCGCCAACAGCATAACCACTACCACCTGTATTAGCAAGCATTACACTTGTAACAGAAGCACCAGTAAATGTTAAGTTAAATACAGCACCAGATCCAGTACCACCAGTAGTAGCTGCTGGATTAGTTGGTTGTACTGTATAACCCGTACCACCAGACGTTAAAGAAATCTTACCTACTGAGCTTGTGTCATTAGATAGGTTTCTTAAATAAGCTTGAATAAGTCTTAAAGGTTTAGCAGCATTTAAATTATAAGTTCCTGAAGGTCCTATAGTATAAGAAGTTTGATTAGGAACTAAAGGTAATACATACTCTTTAATAGTCCATAGTTTAATACCTTCTGATTGCCATTTCTTTAAAATAAGATTTAAAGTGAAAGAAGCATTCTCTAGGGCATTAGGCCCTGGTGTAGCACCTTCTTCAAGAACTGCTAAACTACGTAGTGCAGCCTCAATAATTTGATCTCTGGTAACTGTAAATGTAGTAGTACCTGAAGTAGCCATGTTATCCCTTAGTTTTACCTAATAGTTTTTGTATTGTCTTAGTTTCGTAGATACGAATTAAAGTCCAAACAATTGTAAATAAAGCAGCAATTGCTGGTAGTAATTGCATCATGGTTCCTACTGCAGTAGCTATTGATGCTGTATCTAATATGTGTTTAGTTGATTCTTGTAAATGTTCCATTATAAATCCTTAGGTTCCCAGCCATAGATAGAGGCTATTTGATATGTTA